TTAAAGAGATTATTGCCAAAGAGTTTGAAGAACAAACGCTTCAGACTAAAATAAACGAGGCCAAGGCCGAAGTTTCGATAGCCACTTAAGCGCTATCAAAAATCAATTTTTTACTACAGGATACCTTGCGCTGGACGCAAAATTAAGCTATAAAAAAAATACTATACAATTATTAATTAGATCTAGACGCGTATAGTCGACGGCCTAGAGACTAGATCTACATTAACTAGGAGGATATAATTATGGCAAAAACAAACTTTTCTGGTCCTATAACGACTGGAAGAAATCAAGACAATAGTCCTGAGCATGTAAGAGACGCTGCTATGGTGGTGAATGGTGCTTCTTTCTATATGACGTACGAGTATTTTAATAAAACACTCGATACCGATAGACTAGCGACAGCAGCTAACAATCCCGTTGGGACTGTTACGTTCACGTTAGAAGATGCCGCAGGTACAAGTGTAAGCGGCTTGGATCAAGGTGGAGTGGTTCCAGCAACTGAAGTCAGTCTTACATCTACAGCCGACGATTCCGGAGCAGTAGTGACTATTACAGGCACTGATTGTAATGGCTATACTCAAAGTGAAGCGTTGACAGCACCTAATACAACTGTCGTTTATTCAGCGAAGCAATACCAAACGGTAACTTCAATGGTGAGTGACACTGCAAGTGTGGGAGCTTTTTCAGCAGGTATTCGTGTGGCAGGAAAAACATCCTGGCCGCTAAGATCTCTGTTCAATATAATCCCAGGATCAGCAGCAGGTGGTGCAGCTGAAACATCTACGAGTGCGTCTAAGAACTTGGCGAATAACATTGTTATTCCGGCACAGTCTAGAATCCTAACATTGAGTCTAATGAATCATACAAGTTATGATACAGCTGGTTTAGATGTTGAATTTGGATCTAATACGACGCAAGCAAGTGGTTCGTTGACTGATAGTATGGATGACAATTATTTCACTACTACGATCGATGCAAAAGCAGCTGGTTTATTTACAATCGGCGGAGCTGGAGCGGGTACAGCACTTCCCCAAGCGGTTGGTTTAGTACCAAGACAGTTAAACGTATCAAACGGTGACACAGCAAATTTTCCAGGTGAAAAAATACTGGTCATGACTGTTCAAAACGATGATGCACTTACACAAGGCGTAAGCGTTGTTCAATGTACATGGTTACAGAAGAATAACGGAACTAACTAAGAAACATAATTATAAAGCTCCTTCGGGAGCTTTATAAGATTAGGAGATAAAATTTATGCAACACGTAAGTGTGAAGTCTTTAACTATAAGTGATGAAGTGGCAATCAGTGCTAATTATTGGGTGACCGTAGCTAGACCAACAGCTGCATGTACTTTAGCAGCTACATCATTAGCTTCAACCCATAATGGCGGTGCAAGAAATATTTCAGTTACAACTTTGGCTGATGAAAGCAGTATTACTTTAACGGTAGTAGGCACAGGACTCGATGGAGTAGCGAGCGGAACGACAGAAGTTATAACTTTACCAGCCTCAGCGACAACCGAATCAGCAACGACTTTATTTTCGGCTATTGCTTCGATGACGGTAAGTGCTCAACCTTCCGCAAATATTAGTGTAGGATTTGGAAGTTCTTGTGGACAAACAGTATTTGGAGGACGTACAGTGTTAAGAGGACTAATCATGATGAGTGGAGGAACCGCTGGAGATGTTTCTTTCAGAAATACTTCAGAATCCGGAACTTCTTTATTTGATTATAGAACGAATGGAACAGCAAACTTTTCCTCTCACATGACTATTCCTGATAATGGGGTCAAATTTGATGCCGGTCTGCATATAACTTATACATTGGATGTCACAGATCAGCTCACGTTGTTTTATGACGGGTAGGTATTTGATATGGCAAATACTACTTCAGGCACATACACATTTGATCAAACTTTTGCGATAGATGAAATCATCGCTGATGCGTACGAACGTATTGGCTTAGTTGGATCTGCAGGTCATCAGCTTTATTCAGCACGAAGATCACTCAATATTCTTTTTCAAGAATGGGGAAATAGAGGTGTCCATTTTTGGCAAATCGGAAATACCAATATTAATCTAATTCAAGGCTCAACGACTAATGCCGATGCTACAGCAGAAGGATCAGGCATATATACTTTTTATAGAGATTCAGGAGATGTTCCTGGTGGAGGAGAACCTCCTCAGGCGGTAACGGCTCCTACGACTAATATTTATGGCATTACCGACATTCTTAATTGTACTTATAGAACCAACTATAATTTAACAGCTCAGGCAGATATTGGTTTGACTAAAATTAGTCGAGATACTTATTCAGCCATGGCTAATAAATTAGGTCAAGGAACTCCAACTCAATGGTGGGTTCAAAGATTTATAGATAAAGTTACTTTAACTATTTATCCTATTCCTGATGCAACAGCTGCAGCGAATTATTTAAATATTTATTATGTGAGAAGAATTCAAGATGTGGATTCTACTTATACGGATGCGACGGATCTTCCTTATCGTTTTTTACCCCCTATGGTTTCTGGGTTATCTTTTTATCTATCCATGAAATATGCACCTCAAAGAACACAGGAATTAAAATTATTATATGAAGATGAATTTGCTAGAGCATTAGCGGAAGATGGTTCTGCAGCGAGTACTTACATTACTCCTAAAGCTTACTATCCAGAGGTGACTTAATGGCAGTAGGAATTATTAAAAAAATCATACCACACATACGTGACGTAGTTAAGAAGGTACCTAAGAAGAAGAAGGTGAAAGTTCCTTTAGAAATAAAACCTGGAAAGAATGTAGGTAAAACAAATAGATGGGGTGACCCTATTGTTGTTAAAGGAAGTCCGTACGAAACTGTTGATGAACTATCTACACCACTTCACAGAGGGAGAGGACCAACAGGGGTAGAAAAGAAAAAATTAAAAGAAGCAGGGGAAAGAATTTCTAAATGGTTTAGAAAAAAAGATGGAAAAGGTCTGACAACTGATTACACACAACCTAAATTACCTGGTTTAAAAGAAGGTGGATTAATTAAAGGTTTTCCTAAACTAGCTAAGAAGGGTTGGAAATAATGGCTTCAAGATTTGCCACAGGAAAAAGAGCGCTTTCTATTTCCGATAGATCAGGCGCAGCTTTTCCTTATACTGAAATGGTTAGGGAATGGACCGGCGCATGGGTTCATATTTCTGAATTTGAAATTAAACAACCTCAATTAAATCCAAGGCCCGTGGGCGCTGATCCACAGGCATTGCAGCATGCACGAACTCCAAGAACCGAGTTTTATACTCCAACGATTTTACCCAACAACCCTTTTACCACAACGGCTGCTTCAACAACGGTGACAGTGAATCAACCGAATCATGGACGTTCAACAGGAGATGCGGTGAGTTTTACCAATGTTCAAGGACCTACAGGAGGCGTTACAGGAGCTATTTTTTTAATGGAAACTACATTGGTTTATCCTATCACTTCAACACAGACGACTTTAACCTTAACGGATTCCACAGCTTTTCCAACAACGGGTTATATTGTGATTCAACCCGGATCGAATTCAAATGAAACCATTCAATACACCGGTAATAATACAGGCACAGGAGTTTTGTCGGGTTTAACTCGGGGCACATCAGCTCCAACTTATAATCTTTCACCCTTAGCAACAACCGCTTCGGCTCATTCCGCAGGGGATAAAGTAAGAGGGACTTATAGCATTACTAAGGTTGACGACAATTCTTATACGTTTATATTAAATGCTGCAGCTTCGGCTGCAGGAACAGGAGGAGGTTTTCCGGCTTTTGCAGGTCCGGTTAACACTAGAGCATAATGGCAGGATATACACTTGCAGAATTAGAATCTGACATTAGAGATTATACTGAAGTAGGAAGCGGTGTTTTTACTGGTGCTATTCTAGGCAGATTTATTGAAAATGCAGAATATAGAATGCTGCGTGATGTTCCTATCGATGCGTATCGAAAACAACAAACAGGAAGTTTAGTCACAGGTCAACAAACCATTAACTGTCCGGCAGGATGTTTGTTTACTCGGGGTATTCAAGTTTATACCGCAACCGATGGAACTATTACGGGTCCCAATAATTGGTTAATTAAACGAGATCAAACTTTTTTAAATGAGTATGTAGAAGCTTCTACGGCTACGAGTCCTCCACGAGGAATGCCTAAATATTATGCTCAATTTGGAGGAGCCACGGCTGTGAGTGATACGACGTCAGGACGCTATATGTTTGCTCCTGTGCCTGACAATACTTATACCTTTCAGACTCATTTTAACCTAATGCCCACTAGTTTGGTAACCAATACTAGTGGAACCTATATAAGTAAAAATTTTCCTAACGGCTTACTTTATGGCTGCCTGGTCGAAGCGTTTAGCTATTTAAAAGGCCCAATGGATATGTTGACACTTTACGAGAATAGATATAAACAAGAAGTAGAGAAATTTGCTGCAGAGCAAATTGGAAGAAGACGAAGAGACGATTATACAGATGGTACCATCAGGATACCGATCGAATCTCCGCCTCAATAGGATTAAATTATGGCCATAGCATCGGAAATTTGTAACAGCTTCAAAGAAGAAATTTTACAGGGCGGGCATTGTTTAAATGCTTCAGGTAGTACTCCCGCAGGGAATGCTATTAAACTCGCTTTATACTCAAGTAATTCAGCAACATTAAGTAAATCAACAACTGCGTATGCTGCACCGGCAGATGCAAGTGCAGACCCTACAAGTACTTATGAAGTGACAACTACATCTTCAGGCTACACGGGTGGAGGAAATACTTTAACAAACATTGATCCAACTTTATCGACCGATAGCGCCGTCTGTGATTTCTCAGATACGAATTGGACGTCTGCTACTTTCACGGCACGAGGATGTTTAATTTATAATACGACGGCTATTACCGGATTCACAACTAATCGTTCTATTTGCGCTATCAATTTTGGTGGGGATAAAACTGTAACTTCAGGCACTTTTACTATCGAATTTCCTAGCGCTGCCGCAGGCACAGCTATTATCGAAATAGCGTAAGGAGCTCTTCCTTATGGCTGCAACATGGGGCAATAATGTTTGGGGCGCCAATACTTGGCAATCCGAAACTGTTACCGTTTCATTAACTGGCGTATCAGCAACTTCATCCGTTGGAAGCGTAATCGCTTATAACCAAACTGGATGGGGAAGTGATACCTGGGGATTTGAAAACTGGGGTGAATCCGCTATTACTGTTTCACTGACAGGTC